TTCCGGCGCAGCAACATTTGCTTCTATGGCAAGTGTTAGTGTCAATATCGATGGCGGTGCTGTCGACGGCATTACTCTTGGTACCAACAGTGCAGTGACGCAAGGTGTTGTCACCAGTCTTACTGCTTCTTACGCAAGAGTTACTGAACTTGATGTTGTTACAATCAACTCGATTCAGCAGACAGAGACAACTTTGGAAATTGCTGATAAGTTGATTATCGCGGGATCAGGATCAAACGCAGCAAGTTCTGCTGGTGGTGGTCTCCAAATCGGTGGCACTCATGGATCTGACACTGTTGCTTCGGTTCTTTATGACAATGGCAATAGTGCTCTGGATTTCAACATCGGTGGCACTACTGAGATCAGATTGCAGGATGGCGTTCTTCGCCCTGAGACTGATAACGACGTAGACCTTGGTGCATCAGGCGCTGAGTTTAAGGACCTATACCTTGATGGTACTGCAAACATCGACTCTCTTGTCGCTGATACGGCAGACATCAACGGTGGTACCATTGACGGTGCTACAATCGGTGCTAACTCTGCATCTTCAGGTGTTTTCACAACGTTGTCTGGTTCTAGCACCCTACAGGTCGCGGGAGTTTCCTCTCTTGGTGGCGATGTTAATTTGGGTGATGCTACTAGTCGCACCATTACCGCAACTGGTCGTTTCGATAGTGATCTTGTGCCTTCTTCGGATAGTGCTAGAGACCTTGGTACCAGTGCGCTACAATGGGCAGATATTCACGCTGATGCGGGTTATATTGATGCTATGACAGTAACTGGCACATCAACGCTTTCAACGGTTGATATCAACGCAGGTGCAATTGATGGCACGACCATCGGTGCCGCAAGTGCTGCAGCAGGTACTTTCACCACATTGTCCGGTTCTGGTGCAGCAACATTTGCTTCTATGGCAAGTGTTAGTGTTAACATTGACGGCGGCGCTGTTGATGGTACGATCATCGGCGCAAACTCTGCAGCAGCAGGTACTTTCACTAGTCTTGTCGCTGGCGGTAACGTTGACCTTGGTGATGCAACCAGTGATACGATCACAGCAACTGGTCGCTTTGATAGTGATCTTGTACCTTCTTCGGATAGTACTAGAGATCTTGGTACAACCGCCTTGCAATGGGCGGAAGCTCACATTGATCATGGGTATATCGATGCCATCACCGCAACCGGTACATCAACCCTTTCAACGGTTGATATCAACGCAGGTGCAATTGATGGTACAACGATTGGTGCAAGTAGCGCAGCAGCAGGTACTTTCACAACTTTGGATTGTACAAATGGTGCTTTCTCTGTTGACAACCTCGACATCGACGGCGCAACGGACATCGGTGCAGCACTTGCTGCCACTGACCTGATCGTTGTTGATGACGGTGCTGGCGGAACAAACCGTAAGTGTGCGGTTTCTCGCGTATCCACCCTACTTGGCGGCAATGGTCTCCAGGTGACGAGTGGCGTATTGTCCATTACGTGGCAGAGAGAAACTTTCATGAGTGGTTCAGGAGCAACCTATCAGGTAACTGGTGGTTTGACCGCATCACTGAATGCAACGGCATTGTCCGACTCTTCCGTTTCTGTGTATCTTAATGGTATCCTACAGACCGTTTCTGGTTCTGCTGGAACTACTTACGATTACATTTTGTCGAGTGGCGATGTTAAGCTGCAGTCTGCTCTAGATTCTGATGACGTCCTCGTCATTCAGTACATCAAGCAGTAAATAAAAGATCAATTAAGATTTTTTGGAGAGGACTATATAGTCCTCTCCTTTTTTTATATCTAAAGTTGTCATTTGAGAAAGCAAATAACTATTTATTAGAGAACAAAGTGTTTTAAGTTTGAAGAATAAAATACATTTTTTAAGGAGAAAGTAATAATGTCTGCCAAAAAGTTTAAATTTGTATCCCCAGGTGTGTTTCTCAATGAGATAGACAACTCTCAGGTCCCCAAAACTGAGGATGCTGTCGGTCCTGTCATCATTGGACGAGCAGCGAAAGGACCTGCCATGAGACCAGTGAGAGTTGAGTCCTTTTCAGAGTTCATCGGCATCTTCGGTAATCCCGTCGCCGGTGGTACCGGTGATGATGTCTGGAGAGATGGAAGCGGATTGCTTGCTCCTACATACGGCGCATATGCCGCACAGGCATATTTGAGAAACGCAGGACCAGTCAATTATATTCGACTCCTTGGCGTTGAGCACCCAGATAAGAAGACTGGCGGCGAAGCAGGTTGGACTGCAAGTAACGCTTACGGCATCTTCGTTGGTCTTTCGGGTTCGTCCGTTGAAACTACTGCATCGTTGGCAGCGATAATCTACACCAGCGGAACAGTGGATGTGCAACTTAGTTCAAGTTTGAAGTACGCGCACAATGGCGACCCCGCGACTGTGAATGCATATGCTTCTAATAAGTTGAATATTACCGATGCCGCCAGTTTAGAGTGGCTTCTGAGGATCAGTGGTTCCGGTACCGACGGCGTGGGAACATTTGAAAATACTGCATTCACCTTCAATCAATCAGACGACAATTTTATAAGAAAGGTTCTGAATACTAACCCAACCAAGGTTAATGCATCAATTACCAGCAAGACCAGTACTTACTGGTTGGGTCAGTCCTTTGAGAATGAAATAGTGAATACGACATTAGCAGACGCAAATGACACCGACAAGAAACCATTCGCTTATTCAATGCCCTTAGTTCAGGGGCAGAGTTGGAAGAACTGGGCGCATCCATCTAAGAACTCGACCACTGGATGGGTTTTCTCCCAAGACCTTTCAGACTCTCCTGCAAACTACTCTGCAGCGAATATGCAAAAATTGTTTAGAATTGAGGCACTAGATTCTGGCGTACATGTCCAGAGGGATTATAAGATTTCAATTACTGACATTTCACCAGCAAGCAAGGACGGCGTTAAGACGTATGGAAGTTTTACGATCGAAGTCAGAAAAGCAAGCGATTCAGATGTTGCTCCTTTGATCGTTGAGAAGTTCTCAAACTGCAATCTGAACCCGAACTCCTCTGACTATATTGCACGCAAGATTGGCGATATGTTCCAGACTTGGGATGGTACAGAAAAGCGATACAAGACACATGGAGAACATCCAAATATGTCTTCGATTATCAGAATCGTGATGGACGCAGAAGTGGACAGCGGTATTGCCGACCCACTCTGTTTACCTTTTGGTTTCTATGGTCCGCTTGTCCCAAAACCGATGGCAATGGTTTCAGGGTCCAATTGGGCATCGGCCGCGGGCGGAGCCTTGACCTGGCTCACGGTTGCAAACAAGTTACACAACATCCGCGGTAGTTCTCGCCACCGTGCCAAGTTTCCATCCCTACCACTTCGCCTGTCCTCATCCGACGGAGGCGCAGCACGACAAGACTCTTATTGGGGTGTACGCCCAACGCGTTCTCGCGCAAGCAACAGATACGCAAACGATTATTCGGATTATTTGTTGCCTCTACCAGACAAGATGTTGTCTGACGGACTATCCGCAACGACTAATGAGACTGAGTACTCCTTTACATTCACTTTGGACGATATCGTTTGGTCCACCGATAATAAGGAATTTTGGCATTCTGCGGGTTCCCGCGCTGCGGCAACGTCCTTGACCGCTGGTCACAACATGGGAGGCGCATCAACGAAGGGTTATAGGAGTCTCCTAGAGCACGCATCAGGAAGTGTTGCTAGATTTACGATGCCACTGTTCAACGGTTCGGACGGCGTGGATATCAAGGAATCAGATCCGTTCAACGATCGTGTTCTGACCGGCGCTGCCGCCATCACTAGTTATGAAAGGGCGACAGTCGACAGAGCAATCGATATGGTCCGAGACCCAGAGGTTATCGAAATGAACCTGATGTCAATCCCAGGCGTCTCGGTCGATGGAGTCACTCAGCGAGTTATTGAGACTTGTGAGTCCCGCGCCGATGCCCTCGCGGTTATCGACATTCAGGACTCTTACATACCTATGGCACAACAATACTATGCTCGTAAGAGCAGTAGACTTTCTTCTGGTGCTGAGAAGGTTTCGAGAGCATTCGCTCTGAGAGGATTAAATTCTAGTTACGGGTGTACTTACTTCCCTTGGATCAAGGTTTACGATGAGATCAACGACCGGCAAGTAACCTGCCCCCCATCAGTTGCAGCACTTGGTGTTATGGCAAATACTGAAAACCAGTCTGCACTATGGTTTGCGCCCGCTGGGTTCAACCGTGGTGGACTAACAGAGGGTTCCGCAGGACTCCCAGTGGTTGCAGTCACGGAGAAACTCACAAGTAGGGAAAGAGATCTTCTGTATGATGCGAACATTAACCCGATTGCTTCATTCCCAGCAGAAGGTATTGTAGTGTTCGGTCAGAAGACACTACAGGTTACTCCTTCTGCTCTTGACCGAATTAACGTTAGAAGACTCTTGATCTTCGTGAAGAAAGAGGTATCAAGAATTGCTTCCCAGTTGTTGTTTGATCCAAATGTTTCAACCACTTGGGACAGGTTCACCGCACAAGTAACCCCATTCCTTGAGGGTGTAAAAGTTGGTTTTGGTTTGTCAGATTTTAAGGTGGTTTTAGATGAGACGACTACTACTCCGGATTTGGTTGATAGAAATATCATTTACGCTAAGATCTTTCTCAAACCGGCACGAGCAGTTGAGTTCATTGCTGTCGACTTTATTGTCACAAATACGGGCGCAGCGTTTGAAGATTAATTTAAAAAAATACTACTTATAGTATAAGGTAGATTTTATAGGAGATTATACACATGGCAAACAGTGAAGGGTTCTGGGCCGACGCATATACGGAACCAAAAAGAAAATATCGGTTCCTTCTTGAGTTTAGAGGCGTCCCACAATGGCTTATCAAGAATGTTAACAAACCATCGTTTGACGTTTCAGAGTCAGAGCATGACTTTTTGAATTATAAGTTTTATTTCCCAGGAAGAGTCACTTGGAATGAGATTCAGGTGACCTTGGTTGACCCAATCCAACCTGATGCATCCAAAACAATGCAGAAGTTGTTGATGGATAGTGGTTATGTGTTTCCTACTGATATGGACCAGGGTGGAAACCCGATCACCATTTCGAAAGAAAAGGCAATTGCCGCCATGGGTAATAAAATCTACATCAGACAGATCGATCCTGACGGCAATGCACCAGTCGAAAGATGGGAATTGAACAATCCATGGATTAAGGCAGTCAACTTTGGAGACTTAGACTATTCTGCTGATGATCTCGTGGAGCTACAGTTGACCATTCGTTACGACTGGGCGAAACTTGAAGGGGTCGGGTCCGTTGGCCACGGCGCTTCTGGACCGATTCGCAAAAGAAGTAAATAAACAAGAGAGGATTAAATGGCGAGAAATAATAAGAACAGAACCACTCAGGTGAGTGCTCCTGATCAACAACCCACCAACAGTTCGATAGAACCAACAGAGACAACTTCAGCATTTTCATTTCCCTTACCAACGGAGGTCGTTGACCTTCCGTCGGAGGGGAAGTATTATAAAGAGGGTAGTACCCTGTTTGGAAGATCTCAAATCGAAATAAAGTACATGACAGCAAAAGAAGAAGACATCCTAACTTCAACCAGTTTGGCGAAGAAGGGATTGACTCTTGATAGGTTGTTAAAATCTATAATTATGGACAAGGCGATCAACACTTCGGAGTTGCTTGTCGGTGACCGAAATGCATTGATTTTAGCAGCAAGAATTACTGGATATGGTCCCGAGTACGGAGCAGATATCCGCTGCACCGAATGTGGAAATCATTATGAGGCGGAAATCGACCTAAACAATATTGGACATAAGGACGTTCAGGACCCATCCGGCGTCTCCGTTCGAGACGGTATTGGGTATCTTACTCTTCCTGTCGCCAACATAGAAGTTGGAGTCAAACCGATCACAGTTCAGGATGAACAAAGGGCAGAACAGATATCCTCTAAGAGGCAGAAGCATGGACTTGAGTCTACGATCCTAACGGATCTGCTTAGAACGATAATTGTTTCCGCAGCGGGAGTGGAGGATAGGACTGAAGTTTCAAATCTGATAGATGTACTGCCAGCACGCGACTCACGAGCAATCCGTTCCGCGTACAAGAAAATTGTTCCGGATGTGGATTTTTCTTGTGAGGTGACTTGTCCTTCATGTGGAAAAGAGGAGGTCAGGGAAGTCCCGATTGATGCCGGGTTTTTTTGGCCTGACGAATGAATATATTCATGCCGTTTATGAACAATTCTTTTATTTGAAACAACATGGAAATTGGAGTTTCTGGGAAGCATATAATCTGCCAGTAAAGATGCGGACGTGGTTTACCCAGAGACTTTCCAAATTTTATGAGGAGCAAAACAAAGAAACGGAACGTGCACGAAGAAGTTCGAGATAACCGGCACTTGCCGGTTGCTCTTTTTGTGGTCAAAGACTAATTAAGATTAGAGGGGTAACTTTATGAAAAACAAAGAAATATTTATAGATTTTACAGATTCTTCGTTGAAAGAAATCTATAGTCTTGCCTCTTTAGGTGGCAAAATAAAATTGATTTTATGGTCCATGTTTGGAAGTACTTCACTTGATTCTCCAAATGTGCGCGTTAGGGGCACCAAGGAGCAACTCTCCGCTTTTGCGGCCGCCCTTGCTGCTGAAGGTGGATTGATGAAGGCAATGAAAAAACATGGTCTGAACGATCCTAGAGTGCAAGGAAGTAAAACGAGTCTGGCCATGGCGGTTTCCAATTTTGAGCGTGATACTGGTGTGATCTGGCCGTTCAAGTAGGAGGGACTCGTTAGATGGCGGACCTATCGGCAATAATAAAGCAGTTATCCCAACAAATGAAGATAGCGGCGGACAAACTTGAAGCATCTTCAGGTTCAAGCACCGGTGCGTCACCAGACTCTTCTTCCCCCGATCAACTTTCTAAGATCCAGCAAAAGATAGAACTGCAAGACAAACTAGGAGCATCACAGAAAGAGTTGAACGATCTCCGAGTGGAGCAAATGCGCATTGAGGCGGAACTAGCAAAGCAGGCAGTGATAGCGGATGAGAATGATAAAGAGGCACTAAAGACATTTGAAGAGAAGAAGAAGGCGTATGAATCTGTGGTTCGAGATATTAATCGTGCCCAAGATGCGAAGGAAAATTTAAGCGCCGCTGGGCGTGAATTATCTGGCGTATTCGGATCCCTCAAGCAGACAATTTTAGGAGCTAGTCCCGCTATCACCAAGATGACAAAGAATTTGTCTACCGCTGCGACCAAAGGCGCGATGGTCGCTACGAAGTCCTTCGTCTCGTTAGGGAAGAATTTGATGAACAGTGCCGGTCGCGCCAAGGTAATGTCTGGGATTTTACCTGCTCTTGCTGCGGGATTTAAAATGCTTGGATCTGCAGTCAAGGGTGCCATGACTTTCGGATTTAGTATTTTATTTGACGTGTTGTCTGGAATTGCCTCAATAATGATAGAGACTTTAACATCAGTAGATAACGCGGGAGTCGCGTTTGCTAGAGCAACTGGGAGCGCAGATAGATGGAATCAGTCCTTGGGTCGTGTGATGGACACAACTTACGCCTTGGGGATCCCCTCTGAGCAAGTGGCGCAAGACTTTGCTAGATTGACTCAAGAGTTTTCCGCTTTTGGGAAGATTTCTGAGGACATGGAAATTCAGTTGGCAGAGCAGGTTTCATTGATGAATGAACTTGGTGTTGCATCTGGTACACAAATTAAGGTGATGGACTCTCTAAACAGGGTCATGGGTCTGTCAGCACCACAGGCAGCAGAGTTCAGTAAGGACCTGTTCGATATGGCATCCGCCGCGAGAATGGCACCGGAAGAAATGTTCGCCTCATTCCAGGCAGCACTCCCTCAGTTGTCTGTGTATGGCAACAAAATGAAGGGCGAGTTCATGAATTTGAGCGCCCAAGCGAAGGCGACTGGGATGAGTGTCCAAGAACTCCTGAGTGTTGTAGGTAAGTTCGATACCTTCGATGGCGCTGCCAATGCCGCGCAGGGACTAAATGCTTTTCTTGGTGGACCATATCTTAATACAGTGGAACTCCTAACAGCTACCGAATCAGAGAGAGTGGACCTTTTAAGGGACTCCTTTGATAGATCCGGAAAGTCTTTCAATAAGATGGACAGGTTCATGCAAAAAGGCATCGCCCAGCAACTTGGAATGTCGGTAGACCAGGCAAGACGCCAATTCTCAATGTCCAGGGAAGAAGTAGAGAAGTACAATGAACGATTGAAAGAAGCAGAGGAATTTAATACTGCGCTGGAAGAAAGGGTCAAGGGCACCATGCCACTAATGGAGACCATGAAGACGGCGTTCAAAGAGATCGCCTTGGGTTTGGTCCAGTCCTTTATTCCAGCGGTTGGTGATAGTGCTTCTGGTATGAACGGGATGCAGGACATAATGAAGGCAATCCACGGGTTCATTCCCAAGTTGATTAGGGGCATCGGCGTCTTTGTGGGGCACATGCTCGATTTTGCATCAAAAATGTCAGAAGCACTTGATTGGGTTCCAGGTGTTGATACATCGCGATTGACCAGTTCTCTTAAGGCGGCAGCGAGGAAGTCAAAGAAAACCCTAGGAAAGGTCGCGGACAGTTATGAAAGATCTCAGGCAGAAGCAGAGACCGCAAGACTTAAGTCAACAACAAAGAAAGATGACTTTATCGTTTCGAAGGGTCAGATACATCCTTTTGATTCCCGAGATCAGTTTATGGCAGCAAAACCAAATGGTTTTTTCGACCAAACGAACAAGAGATTGGCACATCAGTTGGAGAAGTTGACGAGAGCAATTGAGGGTCTCAAGGGTTCACAGAACATATCGGTGGAAATGGATGGAAGAGAAGTGGCAAGACTGGTTAATAATAGGATCCAAAAAAGTCATTCGACTAATCTACCTAGTAGTGGGAGGATTAGGTAATGGCAAAAGGAACTACTCACGTTGATTTGGCAAAGTATGGATCAGGCGGAGACCAAGCATTGGTTACGTCTCGTGATATGTATATTGATTTCTATCACATCGCAACAGGATATTGTGTAAAGTTTAAGGCGTTTTTAAATAACATCCAAGATCAGTTTAATTCCAGTTGGAACTCTCAGCAGGTATATGGTAGGATGGATCCGATCATGAATTTTCAAAACACTCAGAGAACCGTGTCACTGTCCTTCTCAGTGCCTGCCGTTAACTTAGAAGAGGCAATACACAACCTGCATTCAATAGAACACTTGGTGTCTCAGCTTTATCCATCCTATCAGGGGCAGGTTATTGCAGGATCACCGCTGATGAAGATAAAGTTTGCAAACCTTATAAAGAGTGCACGATCAGGACATTCTGCCCCAGACGCCATGAAGGGCGGACTTGTCGCTGCCGTGGATGGGATAACTTTTGCTCCTGATATGGACGCAGGGTTTTTCATACCACATGCAGGTCAGGTTTACCCTAAATCCTTTAACGTTGATATGAGTTTCACTGTGCTACACACTCACCCACTAGGATACAGGAAGGGTGGTAAGTGGAGAAGTAATAAGTATTCTTTTCCTTATGTCACAGATCCAGCAGGCGCAATGGGGGAGTCTTCTAATTGTCGCAAAGGTGGTCGCAAGGGCGTTGGTAAACCATCACCCAGTAATGAAAGTATTCCCAAGAAGACTCGACGCAAAAGGTCTGGAGAAATGCTGGGAGGAAAAAAGTAAAAAATGTCTGGTAGACTGGAAGACAGGACGATCATCTTCAATAGGCACGACCTCTACAAAAGGAAGTTGAAGGATAGAGGATTAAAGTTCTTTAGG